CCAAGAGTGAGTTTGCCAGTTTTTTGTTCCCAGCGTGGTTGATGGGCCGTAACCCGCGACTCAAGATAATGCAGACAACGCACACCGCAGAGTTGGCTTTTAGGTTTGGCCGGAAGGTGCGTAACCTAATGAACAGTGCGGAATATAAGAATGTTTTTGAGAACGTAGAGCTAAGGGCAGATAGTCAGGCCGCTGGTCGATGGGAGACAAGTAAGGGTGGTGAGTATTTTGCGGCGGGGGTAGGCGGTGCGGTTACCGGACGTGGTGCAGACTTGCTCATAATTGACGACCCGCACTCCGAGCAAGATGCTTTAAGCCCTACTGCGCTAGAGCACGCTTATGAGTGGTATACCAGTGGCCCCCGTCAGCGCTTACAACCCGGAGGGACAATAGTAATAGTGATGACCCGTTGGGCAGAGAACGACCTAACGGGTAAGCTCATAAAACAACAGGGTAAGGATGTATTGGCAGACAAGTGGGAGATTATTGAGTTTCCTGCGCTTATGCCTTCGGGCAATCCTTTGTGGCCTGAGTTTTGGAACAAGAAGGATTTACTGGCCGTAAAAGGTAGTTTGACGGTTGGCAAGTGGGAGGCGCAGTGGCAACAGAACCCCACAAGTGATGTTAGTGCCATACTCAAGAGAGAGTGGTGGCAACCGTGGAAACATGACGAGCCACCCAAGTTGAGCTACATACTCCAAAGTTACGATACCGCTTTTAGCAAACAGTCAAGTGCGGACTATAGTGCTATCACTACTTGGGGTGTGTTTTACCCCGTAGAGGGCGAGCCGCCCAATATAATCTTGTTAGATGCCAAGCGGGGACGGTATGATTTTCCGGAGTTGCGGCGCGTAGCGTTAGAGGAATACAAGTATTGGGAGCCAGAGTGTGTGCTTATTGAGGCAAAGGCCAGCGGTATGCCGCTTACCCAAGAGTTGAGAAATATGGGTATACCAGTGAGCAATTACAGCCCCAGCAGAGGCAATGATAAATTAACTCGTGTGAATAGCATTGCCCCAATCTTCGAAAGTGGTTTAGTATGGACGCCTGAGACTCGTTGGGCTGAAGAAGTCGTAGAGGAATGTGCGGCGTTCCCAGCAGGGGAACACGACGATTACGTCGATACGGTGACGCAAGCCTTGCGTAGATTTCGGGAAGGAGGTTTTGTGCGCCACCCCGAAGATTACGAAGAGGAATCTTCAGTTCCTAAAAGAAGGATCTATTATTGATGGCTAAAGAACCTCGCCCCAGCAATGTTGACCGCAGTTTACTACAAGCGCCTAATGAAGATTTTTTGCTGGAGGAAATGGTAGCCAGCGATTCCCCACCCCCCACCATTGAAGATATTGAAGTCGTCATGGAAGATGACGGTGGCGCTACAATAGAGTTCGCCCCCGATGAAATGCTTATGGGCCAAGAACCTGAGGATTTTTACGGTAACTTAGCGGAACTCGTTGCCTCAGACACCTTGAGTGGCGTTACGGCGTATGTAATGTCTTCTGTGGATGATGACAAAAACAGCCGTGACGAATGGGAAGAGACCTACACCAAGGGGCTCAAGTTGTTGGGTTTACGGTATGAGGATAGAACTCAACCGTTTGAGGGCGCAACAGGCGTAACACACCCCATACTCAACGAAGCTGTCACACAGTTTCAGGCTGGGGCTTACAAAGAGATGTTGCCCAGCACTGGTCCTGTCAAAGCAAGCATTGTTGGGTTACCTAATCCACAGGTAGAAGCACAGGCTAGGCGTGTTCAAGAGTACATGAATTATCAAATTATGTACGAGATGGAGGAATACGAGCCAGAGTTCGACCAAATGCTCTACTTTTTAGGTTTGGCTGGCAGTGCATTTAAGAAAATTTACCGAGATGACTCCCTCGGACGGCCTGTCAGCCGTTTTATTCCTGCCGAAGACGTCATTGTTCCTTACAGCGCCACCGATGTAGCTACAGCAGAGCGGATTACACACGTTTTCAAGCTCAGCGAGAACGAGTTTAGGAAGCTACAGGTAGCAGGAACCTACTCTGACATACAAATCAAGGCTGGAACAGAAGATTCTGACGACATAACACAAGAGTATGACCGCTTAGAAGGCAGAGAGCCTAGCGGCCCAAGCGAGCAACTTACGTTTTATGAGTGCCATTGCTTCTTGGACCTTCCAGAGTACCCAGATTTACTGCCAGATGGCACGGAATCGGGCATAAAACTGCCTTACATTGTTACTGTTTGCAAAGATAGTAGCGAGGTAGTCAGCATTCGTCGTAATTTTGTGCAAGAAGACCCTAAAAAAGACAAAATTGACCATTTTGTGCAGTATAAGTTCACTCCAGGACTCGGTTTTTACGGTTTTGGCCTCATACACTTGTTGGGTAACCTGTCTAGAACAGCTACCAGCAATTTGCGACAGCTTATAGACAGCGGAACGCTGGCAAATATGCCTAGCGGCTTCAAGGCCAGAGGTTTGCGGATAGCAGATGACGATAACCCGTTACAACCCGGAGAGTTCAGAGACGTTGACGTTCCAGGAGGTGACTTACGCACCAGTTTGATACCCCTGCCCTACAAAGAACCCAGCGCCACACTGTTCCAGTTGATGGGTTTTGTTGTTGAGTCAGCCCAAAGGTTCATAGGCAACACTGACATAGGCATTGCCGACGGTAACAAAGAGATGCCCGTAGGCACAACCATTGCTTTGCTTGAGCGCGGAGCGCGTATTGTGAGTGCAGTACACAAAAGACTGCACAATAGCCTCAAGCAAGAGCTCAAGATGCTGGCAAGGCTTTTTGCAGAAGACCCACAGCCGTATCCGTATGAAACAGGCGTAGATGCACAGGTAAAAATGCAGGATTTTGATGCTCGTGTAGATATTTTACCTGTGAGTGACCCGAACATCTTCAGTATGTCGCAACGTGTGGTATTAGCACAGGAACAACTCAAGCTGGCGCAGGCCGCACCAGAGTTACACAATCTACACGAAGCGTATTACAGAGTTTATACAGCACTGGGTGTGCAAAACATTGAACAGATGCTCAAACCTGAGCCACAAGAGATGCCACGTGACCCAGCTACCGAGAACCAAGAGGCAAGTGCGGCGGCTGGGGGTCAAGGCAAGCTACAGGCGTTCCCAGAACAAGATCATCAGGCCCACATCGCTGTGCATATGGCGTATATGAACAGTAAAGTCGCTCAAATGCAACCACCTGTGTTGCTTACGCTTGAAAAACACATATATGACCATTTAGGTTTGCAGGCTCGTGTAATAGCATCACAACAGATGCAACAGCAGATGGGCCAGAATGCTCAGGCAGGTCAAGTGCCACCAGAACAGCTAGAAAACTTGGTGGCACAGATACAAGCACAGCTCATTATGGAATTCCAGCAACAAAACCCGCCACAAAAAGAAGAAGACCCGCTGGTTGCTATCAAGCAACAAGAGCTACAGTTGCGTCAACAAGATCAAGTAGCAGACCAACAGATGGACCAACAACGGCTTGCTCTAGACCAGCAACGTCAAGCACAAAATATGGCACTCGGCAGAGAAAGGATAGATTCTGCCGAAGAGATCGCTCTCATGCGTATGCAACAACAAGCCCAGCGACAAACAGGAGGCTGATAATGGCTAAATTGGATAACAAACGCGCACTTGAAATGGCTGTCAAGTTTGCCACGGAGCATAGCCCCACGGGTATGGCTTATAGAGCTTTGACACAAAGCATGAATCCTGGAAAAAGTTCCACTATACAGGGAGGGGTTTCTGATACTTCCACACCCTCTGCGACGGGGGGTTCTCAAGATGGAACTGGTGGTGGTTCACGAGGTTCGGTGATGAAAAAGCTCAGCCCGAGCAAAAAATCTTCGCCTAAAAAAGGAAGGAAAATGATGAACACTGGTGGTACGGCAATGTTCACAGCAGATGGTAAAGAATACACTGGTCCCACGCATAAGATGCCAGATGGGTCTATCCACACGGGTGCAAAGCACACCAAGGCCAGTAAGGTCGTTACAAAAAGTAAGCCAAAAGCAAAGGCCCGTAAAAAACTCGCCAAGGGTAGCAAGCCTGACTTTTTAGATATGGACAATGACGGCAACACTACAGAGCCTATGAAGACTGCTGTCAAACAAAAGCGCACAAAAAAGACGGACGGCGGTAGGATGAAGTACAGAGGCGGTGGTTTAGCAAAGAACGAAGCCACTCTAGACGCCACTAGCAACCGTGCCACAAATAGTCAAATTTCTCGTGGCGGTGGAGCGGCGTTGCGAGGCACAAAGTTCAAGGGTGTATTTTAGTGCCGTTGAAAAAAGGTGGTTCGCAAAAAACAATCAGTAGTAATATCCGTAAAGAAATGGAAGCGGGTAAACCGCAGAAACAAGCGGTGGCGATTGCTCTTAGCGCGGCTGGACGCACTAAGAAAAAGAATGGTGGCGACGTACGAAAGAATCATCGCGGTTGTGGGGCGGTCATGTCGAACCGTAGAAAGAAAACTAAGTACGACTAAGGTAAGGGGATAACATGGCATTACAACTTTTGGTCGGCCCGATAGCTAATCTTGCTAAATCATGGATGGATAACAGACATGAGCAGTCTCAAGCAAAGCACAAAGCCAAGATGGAAGTCATCAGCAATACTGCCAGCTGGGAAGAAAAAATGGCAGAGGCTTCCGCTAGTAGCTGGAAAGATGAGTTCTGGACAGTTATCTTATCTATCCCCCTCTTGTGTGTTGGTTACTCTATTGTGGTTGATGATCCCGATATTCTTATGCGTGTGGCTGACGGTTTTCACGCTCTGGATACTCTGCCAGATTGGTATCAGTATTTATTATTCCTTGCGGTATCTGCTAGCTTTGGAGTACGTGGTGCTAGTAAACTGATGAAGTTGAGGAACGCCAGATGACACCAGAACAACTCAATGCGTGGCGTATTATCCCACGCATACTGATGTTTGCTATGATTGCCATGACATACCGCACCGTAGAATGGTTCATGTCGTTGCCTGACCCTAATCCCGAGCAGGCCGCACTAGTTTCGGTCATGACCGGAGCCCTTACTGGTGCGTTCGGTCTATTTTTGGGCAAAAAGGAGTAGCTCGTGGTACAGTCAGTAGATTTTGCTACATTCCTCGGCGGGAACCCCGCGTATGCAGACCCTAACCAACAAACAACAAGCCCATCAGATCCTAATGTGATTAAAATTGTTGATAAAAATGGTCAGGTGTTTGAAATCCCTGCAGACATCGATCTGGGTGTTCTCGGCCCCTTGGGTGCGGCTACAGGCAGTGGATTAAATTTTGCAACAGGCTTGCAATCACGAGCGCAAGATATAGACCTTGCAACCTTCCTCGGTGGTGGTGGTGGTGGTGGTGAAATAAAACAACCAGTACAAGCTCCGATGGTAGATTTGGATAACTTGCCAGATTGGATAACCCCGCCAGATCCAAACAAAGTGTATCCTATGGTTCTTTCTACAGTTACAAACCCCCACACTGGCG